TAATTCTTTAGGATCTGTCATATTGACATCCATCCTATATACCCTGCATCAGGGTTGTCTAGTAACCATTGCTGTCTCATTTTGTTTTGTTCCTCCCAGTTAGTATCACTACTTGCATTAACCTTTAATCCATCCTCATAACCTTTTTCATAGGCTTCTGTTAAAGCAAACTTAATTGTCTTGTGCATAACTCCTACTTAGTAAATTGTGTTTTGACACTGACAGTGCCACCACACCAGATGTTGTATTGTATCGCTATATTGATAGCCTTTTTTGCAGCACTTGATGCTTTAGCGTGAGTCTTTGTATCACCATCTAGTGCTACTAAAGCACCCATTGCTAAAGAGCCACCAGAACCTATACCGTATAAACCTCTATCATCTCGCATATAACCGTAGTCATCACTAATCTGATAAAGATTTCCATTAAAACAAACTAAAGCATCCCAGCCTAAATCATCATCAGCTTTACCTTTAGGATTAGGACCATAACCTGCATCAGTTAAGGCTTGTTTAATAGATGGTAGAACTCTGATCATCATAAAGCGATCAGGATCTTGAGTCTTTAATACCTTAGGCGGTTGCCATAAGTTATTTAATATATCTCCAGCGAGTGCATCACCAGCAACAGCAATTAAGTATTCATTAATCTTAACAATTTTATCGTAGCCCTTAGCAACGTAAGGTCTATCTGTATAGGTAGTCATAGAGTCAGCAGCAATAACTGCCCAACCCTTACCTTGAATACCAACTATTGCCGTCACTGCATACTCCTTTTATCTTGGATTAATTGTAGCACCGCCCGTAAAAAATACTGGGATGTAAAGGCAACACGCCGTGAGTGCGATCCTTTCGGATTACTAGATCGGAAGTGTTTATAATATGAGCCGAAGGCGAATTACGGTAACGGAGGCGGCGCTGAAAGCGCCGAGGCGACTGACCACAGGAAGGAGCCGTCCTGAGCAATATGTTCCGTCTACCAACCCTGCGAAAAAATAAAGAGAAACTACCAGATAAATTCGGTACGGACCTTAGGTCCTTAGGACCACTACACGCTTGTCCTTGTGGCTCTAAAGTATTCTCTATCCTAGCTACCTTTGATAACTTTGAGATCTCCTGGTATATGTTAGATGCAACCTGTGCTAACTGTGGCAATCTAATAATTGTTCCTTGCCCAGTAGATGACCCTAGTAGAGATCTCTAGCCACCTCTTACCCCTACCCGCCTGTGAAACAGGCGCAACTCGCCATCTGGTGCAGCTAAAAAGGGCATAAAAAAAGAAGCCCCCCTGTTGCCAGGGGAGCCTTTGTGTAGCCTCGCAGTAAACTAAATTACTCGGCTCCTAAGCCGTATTCCTTCTCAGTCTTATCAGCCCACTTAGCAAGTGGACCAGCGATTGAACCAATCAAGATTGCATACTCTGGTGCAAGATCTGCAGCCAGTGCTAATCCCATAGTTACTGCTGATGCTAATACTGCCCGTAGATAAGACTTAAATGCAGCCTTAGTCTTTGGGTCTTTTAACTTGTCAATTAGTTTATTCATATCCATCCTTACGGGCGAACTACACCCATTACTAGAGAGTATGGTCGTTTCCTAAGATACACACCATCCCCGTTTGATTGACTGCCTTTGGAACCACTGCTTGTATTACCCTCAATTACTTGAAGGTACTTCAACCTAGTGTTATTCCATTTGACAATTCCAACGTGGTCAGGCTCTGCATCTTTATCAAACTGGAAGAAAACAATATCCCCAGCTTGCGCTTGACCTATTGGAATCATCTTGTTCTTATTAATAAACCACTTTAGTCCAGCATCACAGGAGGCAAAGCCTTTCTCTCCTTGTGCTGTAATCTTCTTACCTAAATTTGCTTTGTTAAATACCCAAGATACAAACATTGCACACCAAGGTTGGTTATTTAATCCATACCATTTGCCATACTTGTTATCATTATTGCCGGTCTCTTTAGTACCGATCTCAGCCTTTGCTATTTCTACTACGCTCATCGGGTTAACGCTTCCTTTACTAGATCTGTTAAGAATTGAACCTTCTCCTCTAAACGGTTGACCTGGTCCTTGACACTTGAGCCACCATTCGGTTTAAGTTCAGACAAATAGTATTTAACTAAGTGTCTTACTGTTAACGCTAGTGTTCCAACAAGTGTTGTTGCTGCTACGGCAAGTCCTGCCCATTCATTAGGAGTCATAAGTCCTATACCAATCTGATGGTAGCGATCAACATTCCACCATATCCGGAGAATCTTCTATCGCTAGGAGTTTTATTTATAAAGTCAAGCTCTTCAATTAATCCAATGTATGACTCACCAGTTCTAAAGTCTTCAACTCTGACGGTATCGCCAGCGTTTTCAACAGCCTCTAGCTGACTCATACGGTCATATGCTGACCCTTCATACCCAACCTCTACGCCCATATTGTCGCTCTCGTGGTCATAGCAGAACAGAGGGTATTGAATTAATCTTTGACGAGGCACTGCAGGCAGTGACTTCAGTTGGTATCCAGTAAATAGTGGACCCTTAGATGAATCAGAAGATGATCTAGTTAAAGTAAATTTAAAGCCTAGATACTCTTGTGCTCCTACTGGGTATGGAATACCAATCTCTTGAACCGTTCCCTCTTGTGCAAAGGAACCAATATTATATTCAGTATCATCATAGGCAATAGATGAGATGCCTAAAGCACCATCTGTAGTATCTATTCTAGGATTTAATAGTTTGAACAACTTACCTTCAAGGGTATTGTAACGAACAAAACCTGTCTGTAGATATCCACTTGCTACCTTAGTAGCATTAGATTCAATCCAGATACCATCTCCTGGTACACCAAAGACAACTCTATCGGTAGAACCAAGGAAGTCTGCAGAGATAGGGTTAGCAGTCTCACCACTTGCATAAAGATCCCAAGCATAAGCAAAGACTAAGCTGTTAGGAACTATAGGTTGTTGTAGATCAATACGAATTAGACCTGACTCAGTACCTTGCAAGGTTGTTACATAAGCAAATCTATCTTTAAAGGTTACGCTCTTGCACTCTGTATCTACTAGTAATGGTCCGTATTGAACATCACCATCAGCAGATAGCACTGCAATTCTTACACCTTTACTAGTACAAAGAACTCCGTAGAGACCAAGGTATACATCAAAGGCATTTAATATCTCACCCTCTGGTAGGTCAACTACAACAGTAGGTGCGTTTAACTCTGGGAAACCTAGTGCATTAGTAGTAGCAGTATCTAATGTAATCTTATATAGAGATGATTGAGATCCGGCATAGCCACCAACATAGAAAGCAGCAGGTCCTTCAGATATGGTACTCCATATCCAAGATGGGTTTGGATGTTCATAAAGTGCAGTAGGTAAAGCGTGACCACCTGCAGTGGTTGCCTTGTTAGAATCTAGTTCGTATAACTCTCTACCCACGCCAGCAAGTAGACGTTGCTTTGCATAGCGCAATGCTACTGTGGTAACTGGACCATCAAGATCGTAGATATGACCATCAGATGTAGATCCAAAGATATTACCTCTATGAAGTTTGTCATTATCTGCAGCAAAGTATCTACTACCATCAGAGGTTAAAGCCATAAAATCAAGTGTGTGTGGAGCTGCTGTTAAGGTATAACTAGTAACAGTAGGTGTATCACCACTCATAGTAAGTTTCTTTAGATCAGGTCCTTCAGTAAAGACAACTGCATCTACGTTATTAGTATTATCTCTAGCACCAAATAGGTATAGGTTAGTTGATGCTGTAGCTCTAGCCCTAACAGTTGTGTTAAGTAAAGTTACCTGTCCTTTAGTAAAGACATCACAACCTTTAGATTCTGTGTACTGAAAACGAAGTGACTCATCCTGTGCTGGTTCAAAATATTTAATACCAGCGCCATAGTGGAATGATGACTGCGATCTAAACCACCAACCAGTAAGGGACTGTTCTCCAGCCTCACGGGTTTGGTCATACTGTTGCTTACGGTACTGGGCAGTTACTCTACGATATGGTGAATCATCAGTTGCCCCAATAAAGAATGGCAGACCGGCAATAGCCATATCGTAGTTAACACCAGTAGCTGAATAGTTTGTAGCACCAGATGGATTGGAAAGTACGTAGGGTATGCCCTCGGTAATATCACTTCCGTAAGCCATTACTCTCCTTTATTAGTTTGATTTATTTCATAATGATAAGCATCTGAATCTTCTGTTACCCACTTAGCAGCATCCTCTACATCCCACTTATAAGTATTAATAAGGCGGTGTATAACAGGCTTACCAGGCTTAGTAGTAAATGAAGGTTCTAAAGCAAAGATACGGTTGTTAGGTTGAATAGCAAAGTTGCCATCATCTCTTTGTATAACGTGACCGCATTTATGTTGACCGGGATTTTCAGAGTAACCATCATCAAGGGTATTAGCATCTCCGCTATACCAGTCTAAGGTAAATAAATACTTGCCAGATACTTTAGTTTTAGTTCTATCCATATAAAACATACGAAGGTTTGCAAGATTAGAAAACTTTGTAACCGTTATGAAAGCACTAAAAGAGTTCCATAATACTAGGTTATGTATATCCTCTTCTGGTATATTAGGTTCAGCACAGAAGGCATTAATAGGCATACGCCACCATAAGCCACCATCTTCCATCATAAAATGAAATAGTGGACTACGGTTAGGGACACTGGTAACGCCAAATATCACACAGGGAAAGTACTGGTCGTGGCTATCCTTTTGATTACGCAGGAAGTTACCCCTGACGTAGCACTCTATAGGTGGTATGTTGGCATTTAGCTCAGGCATAATTCTCCTATAGTAGATTTACTAATGACCTCGCTCTACCAGTAGCAAGTTGTGTATAGACCTGAGTAGTAGCCACAGATGAGTGTCTCATCAAGTCTCGTACTGCTAATAGATCTCCATTAGATCTCTCTAGCATATTGGTAGCAAAGTAATGCCGACAAGCGTGGAAGGTCTTCTTTGGAATACCTAACCGCTTCATCTCAGTAGAACATAACTTGGTCAGGGTATTGGGTGTTACCGACCAGATCTTGCCCGATGTCTCGTGCTTTAAAATTGTAGTAGCAACGATAGGTGCTACCGGTATGGA